ACCTTATTTCGTTGCGCAAAGTAAACCCGCTGTGTTTACAGATTTACCCGCCGTTATATTCGGCGTCGGTAATAACGCTGTAACCGCCGACTTGGACGGCGATATATCCAGCCAAGATGTAGAAATCCAAATCGATATCTGGGCTGAGGATAGCGTGACAGCAAGTACGGCGTTATCCCAAGTTGAGGGAATAATGAGGTCTAATCTATATATTATGTCGTTTTCAAACGACGTACCGAACATAGGTGATCTGCGCCACATTGCGTGTAGATTTACCAAGAAAGTATAAAGGAGGAATGCATAATGAGTGCTCAAAGAACTATGGGTACCACCCTTACCAAGAAAAAGGGCGGGGATGAAACCGAAGATTTGAAAATCGCTAACCTTACTTCGATTGGTGAAATCGGTGTAGAGAGCGAAGAAATCGACGCCACCGATCTGGATAGCCCCGATAACTACAAGGAGTTTATTGCGGGCTCTAAGGACGCTGGCGAGGTCTCTCTTGCTGGTAACATCAAGGAGGAATCCAACGTCGAGAAAATGCTGGCACTTGCCGAGAGCCAGTCTATGGAGCAGTGGGAAGTAAAATATCCCAGCGGTGCTACTTGGACTTTCAATGGCTTTTTGAAGTCTTTTAAGGACGGAGAAAAGACTCCCGACGGTCTGGCTACCTTCTCTGCTACTATTCGTGTAAGCGGTAAGCCCGTTTATACTGCAAGCAAAGCGTAAATTTATATGGGGCGGTCTTTCATAGATCGCCCTATTTTTTTAAATCAAATCAATGGAGGATATTATGAAACTGAATTTGAAATATAACGCTACACGCGTTGATGAAATCGAACAGGCAAAGAAATTGCCTATAGAAAACTGTATATCCGATACCACAATCGGCAATCTGGCGCTTTTCGTCCAGAAGGGTATGATCGACGATAATGGCAACCACGGTGTTAGTAAAGCCGTGGCCCTCTCTACAATCGACGCTTATCTGGAGGAAAACGATAAGGACGAGCTGGTTATGGATATTATGGAGGCTTTGATTAACGGGGGTTTTTTATCGAGGGACGTGGACTTGGCGAAGGTGCGCGAGCTGAAAGCGAAACGTCAAGCTATGATGATCGAGGAAATGGACAAGCTGTAAAATTCTTTGGTGATATGTGGCGGGAGCTGGAAGCAGACGCTATAGCGATAGGGCTTGATCTGCACTATTTCTGGAGCTTAAATCCCAAGCAATGGGTAAAACATATCAAAGTATTTAATCAAAGAGAACAGCAAAGGCTTAAGGAAAAAGATACGCTTAACTGGATGTTGGGTAAGTACGTCGCGTACGCCTTTAATAATCCAAAACACTATCCCTCAAAGCCTTTTACAGAAAACGACACCGACTTAAAGCCTATGACGGACGAGGAAATGGAACGCCAAGCCCGTCGAAACACTATCAAAATGGGAGGTGTTATAGTTGACAGTTGACGAATTAGAGGTCTTAATAACAGCCAACACCAACGAGCTACGCAAAGAAATGGACAAAGCCAATAAAAGCATTTCTGGCCTCCAGAAAAGCGCACAAAAAGGCGCGTCGGGCGTTTCCTCTGTGTTTAAAAAGCTCAAAACAGGCATTGTTGCGCTGGGTATAGGCAAAGTTATTAAGGACTCTATTACAAGCGGTATGGAAGCGATCGAAAGCGACTCGTTGTTTAGAACTGTTATGGGCGACAACGAAGAAGCTGTGCGGTCGTGGAGTGACGAGGTATCTAAAACACTGGGGCTTAATGCCGTGGCAATGCAAAAGAACATCGGCACCATATACAATATGACCAGCTCGATGGGCGTAGCCGAGGACAACGCTTTGAAAATGTCCAAGGGTATATCTGTTCTGGCCGAGGATATGGCGTCGTTTTATAACCTTGACAGCGCCGAGGCTTTTAATAAATTAAGGGCTGGAATAACGGGCGAAACAGAGCCTTTAAAATCCCTCGGAATACTCGTTGACGAAAATACCATAAAACAGGTCGCATACAGTGAAGGTATCGCTAAAAACGGCGCTGAATTAACCCAGCAACAAAAGGTACTGGCGCGGTATGTGGCTATATTAAAACAAACAGGCAACGCCCAAGGCGACTTGGCGCGTACCATAAACTCACCCAGCAACCAGCTTAGGTCATTAAAACAGCAAGTTACCAATTTGGGCATATCGCTTTCCAAGTTTTTTATGCCTATAGTGAGCGCTGTGTTACCGTGGCTTAATGCTATGGCAAGGGTAGCAACGGACGCACTGAACGCCATTAGCCCGCTTGCGGATAAGCTTGGTAACTTTTTGGGCATTTCCAATACAAGCGCAAGTGATGAAGCCGAAAACATAAGCAAAAGCGCAAGCAATATAAGCGGTGGTCTGGCAGACGCTACAAAGAACGCAAAGAAGCTCAAAGGCTCGCTGGCGGGCTTTGACGAAATGAACGTGCTGACGGAGAACAAAGACGACAGCGCGGGAGCTGGTGGCGGTGCTACGGTTGGCGTGGACTTTGATCTTAGCGAGTACGACGCCCGCTTGGATTTAGTGGAAAGCTCGACCGACGCTTTAGTGGATCGTATAAAGGGCGCTTTTTCGTCGCTTGGTAAGGGGATTAACTTTACTAACCTTATAAACGCCTTTACGGGCCTTAAAACAGCCATAGAGCCTATAGCTGGCGCAATATGGGAGGGCTTAAAGTGGGCATACGACAACGTTTTACAGCCGTTTATGGCTTGGACGATAGAAGATGTTATGCCAGCATTTTTTGATTTGCTCAGCGGAGCTTTGGCGATAGTCAATCAAGCAATAATTGACGTACAGCCTATGATAATGTGGTTTTGGGATAACATTTTACAGCCTTTTGCAAGCTGGACTGGCGGTGTTATCGTCAGTGTTTTAAGCGGTATAGGTGATGCGTTAAAGTGGATCTCCGAAAACGAAATAGCTATGACAATTATTGAATCTGTGGGTATAGCAATCGGAATCGTTGCTGGTGCTTTGGTGGCATATAACGTCGCTATGGCCGTGTGCAACACCGTTACAGGAATATTCAGCGGAATAATGGCGGTATTAACGTCACCGATCACGCTCGTTGTGGGTGCAATTGCGGCGATTATTGCGATAATTACGCTGTGTGTTAAGCATTGGGACGAGATAAGCGCGGTCGCTGTACAATGCTGGGAAGCAATCAAAGGCGCGTGGGAAGCCGTTGCGGAGTGGTTTAACACATATGTTATACAGCCTGTAGTTGGCTTCTTTACTGGTCTCTGGGACGGAATAAAGAGCGTCTGGAACTCTGTAGCTGACTGGTTTAACACTAACGTAATTAAGCCTATTGTGGGCTTCTTTACTGGACTTTGGGACGGCTTAAAGAACGGCGCGAAAAACGCGTGGGACGGTATCTGTTCTGTGTTCTCCACCGTCGCTAAATTCTTCTCGGACATATTCTCCAAAGCTTGGCAAGGTATTGTTAATGTATTCTCGCCTCTTGGAGAAGTTTTCGTAAACATCAAGGATGGTATTATATCAGTGTTTAAAACCGTTGTAAACGGCCTTATAACTGGTATAAACACCGTTATCGGTCTGCCGTTTAAGGGCTTAAATGGCATATTAGATACTATCCAGAACATTAACATTCTCGGAGTTATGCCTTTCGGCTGGCTGACTTGGAGAGCGCCCGTTCCCGAAATCCCCAAACTGGCGCGTGGCGGTATTGTAGATAAACCCACATACGCAATGGTCGGCGAAGCTGGTAAGGAAGCGGTTATGCCTCTGGAACGTAACACGGGCTGGATAGAACAGCTCGCGGATAAGATCGGCGAAAAGCTCAACGGAGCTGGCGGTGGTATGAATCTTGTTGTTAAGCTCGGCGACGAGGCTATATTTGATAAGTTTATCGAATACGGCAAAGAAAAATCCTTTGAAACTAACGGAGAGGTGGTGTTTGCGTGATTTACACGGGCGATTTATTACTGATTGACGGTGTAAGAATACCGCATATTGTTAGTTATAAAGTGGGACGTGCTAAGCTCTGGAAAGACAGTGAACGTAATATGTCGGGAGACGTACGCGCAACACTGATCGGTATCTTTCCCAAAATTCAGTTAGAGATCGGATATACTACCGAAGATGAAATGAGCGCGTTAACGGCAATCTTAGACAAGGCTTTTTTTGAGGTGACTTGGTTTGACGTAAGAACGCAAGGCACTACAACGGCAAAATACTACGCCAGCGACTATGATACAGAGCTGGATAGTAAATCCAAAGGCAGATATAAGCCTTTCAGCGTAAATCTTGTGCCTGTAAGCAAAAGGAGGTATTAGAGTGATAGTAGTAAGCGAAGATTTTAAAACGGCTATGACTCAGCCCGTAAAAGAGTTACAGGCATATCTTGAAACCGAGGCACAGTCAATACGCGACGACGGCGATTTAATATCGTTTAAAGTCAGCGCTGACGGGGGCCTTTGCAAATCGGTTATGCGCAAGTTAGAGGCTAAGTATATCGGCGAACATAACTTGCTCGGAAAATGGGTATCCGCTGGGTTTGGTGTAAAGCTCCCCAGCGGAGCCTTTGAGTATTTAGGATACGGCACGTTTTTAGTAAACGAG